GCCACTTCATCATTGTTTTCAGTTGACGACTCTGGAGGAGTGTCTGTCTCCTCTTTATCTAGTCCTTCAAAGGGGTCTCCTTTGTCGGCTGATAATTCATCAAAAAATGTTTTGTCTTCGTTCATATTGTTTCGCAGATTGGTTTTTGTGTGGGGAACCCGTCGAGCGGAACCCATATTATTTGTAATTACTTAGCTAGCTTTACCTTATGTTTTGTAGGTACTACCCTCTTAATGTCTTTTATTGGAGGAGGGGTTATCTTAGGAATCTGCTTGTATGTTTTATTGATGGCTTCTTTCTGCTTTTCTTTTGGAGTCATAGTTTCTTTATAATTCTGTTCATTACCCCAATTCTCTTCAATCATCTTTTTATTTTGACTTCGCTTATAGTCTTCTGTTTTCTTATGTCTTCCCTCTATTCCATCCATCACCTTTCCTGGGAAACTAAGGATAGAATGAATAGCGTTCTTTATGTTCTCTTTTGCTGAAGGGATAAATCCTTCCTCTCTCATTGGCTTTCCTTTCTCGTATATTATTTTTGTCATTCGATTGGTATTTGTGATAAATCTGTCGGCTGCTCGACCTGTTCAGGCGGTATCTCCCCTGGTGGGACTTGCCCTGGCATCATTGCCTGTTGCTGTGCCATCATTTGCATTTGTTGCTGTTCGAGTAAGTCTGGGAATAGTTGTATAGGGTCTGACATCCATAGATAGAGTTGCTTTGCTGATTCTCTAGGGTTAGGAAACTCTAAGCGGTCAAAGAAAGTGATAGGGTCTATACCGTTTGATGACCATAGGTCTACCGCTTCGTTACGCTTAGTCATAGGGTCTGTTGGAATCATCGAACCTTCCTTCACAGATATACTAAGGTCTGCGATAAAATCAGCGGAAGAAAGCTGGATAAACTCTGTAGCACGTTCCTTTCCAAGCACTGATGCTGTGTGTGGTTCGTCGTAATACACCATCATCATCTGCACCATGTAATTGAAGATGAGGTCTGCAAACTGTTCAAGAAATACTGATACACCTCCTCCTATACGGTCTCCATCCTGTCCTTTAGTAATAATCTTTCCTCGCACGGTATTTTCTCCCATTGTTCCTTGAGGAGTTGAGCCACGAGTACCAAAGATATTTCTTAGTTCGTTACGATAATCAATAAGTGATTCGTAAATAAAGTTAGGTAGTGGAGATGGTGAGATATTAGCTACTGCCTTGTTCACATCACCTGTAGGAACGTAGATAGTTCCTCCTTTTCGTTTAGCTTGTGAGACACCTGCCGCTTGCTCACGAGTGAAGAAGTCACCTGATACAGCAAGCCCGTTGTTTGCATCATCTGCATTGTTATCAATCTGCTTTAATCGCTTGTTGATGAGGTCTTGTAGGGGTTTGTTTTGCTCAATAAGTGAGGTGTCGTCTACTGGGTGTTTGCCTAGATTGAAGATTGATAGGAAAAAGAAAGGAATCTTTGGGGTCTTAAAATGATTCTTCCCTGGTAGTTCCTCGATAATGGGAGTAACTTCACCTAATTCATTTACTTCTTGACTCTCTTGTTCAGTGTCATAGTTCCAGTGAGGGTTCTTACTCTTATCCAAGACTTCATTCTCAAGTGTCCAAAACATGTATTCAGGACTCCACCATTCAATAAAGCGAATATTAGTACCCATCTTTCCTTTGACGTGTTCTTTGATGTAATCAGCCTTCTTTGGGAAACGCACAATAAGGTTGGATGCTATATCTTTACGATAATGGCCTATGTATTCACCCTTATACTCACAGTCTTCGATAACTGCATCGGAGTCCATAATTAAATCTTGAGGACGTACAGCTTCCAAAGTCATGTCATTCTCTGCAAGAGAAAAGCCTATCTTTGCTACACCTACTTTGTAGAGTGACCAGTAACGTACTACCTGCTTGAGTTTGATATTGAGGGAGAGATCATCCGCCTTCTTTGAGAGCATCCGTCTAACGTTATTAGCGAGGGCATTACCTGCTTCGGTGTTATCAGCATCTACTACAGGTTCAGCTTTAGGGCGTGTTGCGATAGGAAGGAAGGTCTCTAGTGATTCAAAGATAAGGTTATCTGTCGCTCCTTTATCTGAATTGAATTGTTTTCCAAGCCAATACTCTTCATTCTCGTCTTGTGACTTTGAGAGTTCACCATTGAAGGCTCCCCATGATTTGGTCCATTGTTTAGCGAGGGCGATAAGATCCTCATCTTTCATATCGAGGGTAAGTTCAGGTGTAAGGTCGCCTAAAGCACCTTCAGTATTTTCTGCTGGATGTACTTTGTTTATATCTGCTCCCAGTGTGTCGTAGCCTTTTGATAATGTGGACATTTTATATACAAAAAAAGAGGGCCGACGAGTGAACGTCTGGCCCTCCTGTGGTTTAGGTTGGGAAAGTTATTAAGTTGTGATGATAGTATGCACGAAATTAAAAAAAAGTCAAGAAAACTGTATGAATTGTACGACTGGTTTGCCTAGTTTATACGTTGTGACATCACATTTAACTTCTGTCAATATACCTCCAGCATCAAAATTAAGTATCGCCTTTCCGTTTCTTACATTAAATACTCCTGATTCTCTTAATATATTTTATAAAATTTCTGATACTCAATGAAAGACTGTGCTTCATACTCTGTCATCCTTACATCAATTAGTTTAATTTCTCCAGTCATCTTCGTTTGGTTGGTTTATTTTGAATAAAGACTTAGGGTCGGGGGCACGAGTAGTCATATTGGGTCGAAGGTCTATGCCACGAGGGAAGTTGAGGACATCTTGCGATGCAAATATCTCACCTACTTCTCCAAACTTACCTACTCCTACACGCCATAGGACTGTCGCTAATGCTTTGTGATCTCTTCCTGAACGTATCCATTTGTTTCCTTTGAACTCTCCCGTAATAGGATCGACTATCTTAGTACGAGTAAGATTGTTCCAATCAAGCCAGTAGTCATACCAGTCAGATTCTGTGCCTTGTAATGGGATTCTTTTGTCCATAAATTCATCTACGACAATTTGAATATACTTATTACGGTCGATACTCACGGTTTTTTCTTCCATATTCCACATAGATTCATCTGTTCCTTTCTTATCCCCTGTAAAGAAACCTAAAAACACCCTTCCTTGCCATTTCTCTTTGAATTTCCGACTACCTATCAAATCTCCTCCTCCGTCTACAACAGCAATACACTTAGGCCATTTCTCCATTATCTTATCTAGTTCGTCATAGTCCTTAGCTTCACCAGCATACGATAAGCCTTTCTTTGGAGCACCAAATACATAATCAAGTTTAAGTCCTGTATCAATACCAAGAATTGCACGCTCCTCTGATGTTGGGGTACTCATCACAATAGACACGTTCTGCATCAGTCCTTGTTGTGACAATTTGTTTCCTTTACCTCGATATGGAAGTCCTAATACTTTGTTGAAAAAAAATTCCTCTGAAGTGTTGGGGTCATTGAATTTCTTTAGTATTTCTTTTGCTGATACCCATGGACACATGAGGAGTGATACCCAGTAGCCTGAATACTCCCTATTCTTATACTTTGCTACCCATTCTCCATTTCTTCTGTCTTCATCGTATATCTCTTCTCCGCATGACTTACAAACGTATATCTGCTTATCAAGGTCTATGCTCATTTTACTTTTGTCATTCAAATGCCATGAAAGATATTGCTTCTTTTCACAATGAGAACATTTAATGAACCAGTGTTTCTGATCGGATAGCAACCATTCAACATGCACTCCTGTACCTTCTGCGGAAGGGTGAGAGAAGGTGTGCTTTTGCTTATACTTTGAGTGTTGTGTTCTTGCTTGGTACTCATTGATAACGTCCTGCTTGCTTGAGTCCTTTTCATCATGGGTTACTCTGTCTGCTGTAACCATAATAGCTGCCTTCTTCGTCCAAGTTCCTCTGAAATAAATCATAGAGTTACCTACTTGTTTTTGTTCAATTGAGTCCTTATCTTTTGTGTACTCAAGTAGTATGGGATTTTGAGCAATGATGCGATTCACCTTACCTCCGACGAACACATTTACATCTCCATCTGTGGGGAGAGTGTAGATAATATCCATTTGATACCTCTTAGCGTCATAAATAGTTTTAAGTATCTCAATCGTACTAAGGCCTACTTGAGCTGCCTTCATCACAGTGAGGTTCTGAGAGTTATCGCTTAGAATAGCAAACTGAAACAAATGACTTTTAATGTCTATAAGATCACCTTTCTCATTCTTTATTTGATGCTCTTGCATCCAAGCATGTATGCTAATTTCGCTTAATTTCATCCTTTTCTTCTATGTTAGCCAAGGCTGCATCTGTTGTGAGGAAGGTTGAGGCTGCTGATGATGCGTTTAATAATGCTGTTCTTGTTACTTTTACAGGGTCTATGATGCCCGCTTTGAACATGTCGTTTTGAATGGTATTAGTAAACACGTCATACCCTACCTTTGCTTCTGATTCGTTGAGGATGTGTAGGACTTCATAAATGTCATCACCTTCCATACCAGCGTTTCTGCATATCTGCTTTAAGGGTTCTTGTATAGCTTGCTTAACGATTCTATCGCCTACAGTGTTGCCAAGCACACGAGATGCTTTGATAAGCGCCGAACCTCCACCAAT